ATACAAGCCAACGTACAGATTTGTGTACGGCGACGAAGCGGCGTTGTCCGCCATGTTCGCCCAAGCCGTGGCGTTGAAGATCAACCTCAACAGGTTGTTGCAGGTGGTTATTGACTTTGCCATGCTGGCTCCTTACGCCAAAAACTTGAGTTTGTAAAGCGTGGACAAGTATTGCCCGACGATCTCGTCAATGATGTTCTGAATCGGCGTGTCTTCCTTCTTGCACACGTCGTAGCGCATCTTTTCGACCTCGGACATCGAGTTTTCCAAGAACTCCACGATGTTGCCCGTTTTCTTGGCGCTCATCAAGGTGATCGGGCCGATCAGCCCGTGTCGGCCTTGCGCTGCTTCTGCCAATTTATCGGCCAAGTCCAAGATGTTGTCGTAGAACTCATTCAACGCAACGTGTTTAGCGTAAGAGCGTGTGTTTAGATGAACACTATGACTTACGTCACGAGCCAAAAACAACGTGCCAATGAAGTCTGCCATTGTAGAGCTAGGCATGATTTGCAAACGCTCCGTGGTACTTGTTACGCGCTTCGACCGCTACAAGTTCGGCTAGCTCAAGGTCATCGTACCGCCCAAAGTAGTGATTTTTGTTGTTGATTTTTAGTTCTACGTTCCACTTTTTTGCTCTGAAACGAATGTTTTTGAAACCGCTAGTGTTGTTGAGCGGGCGCCGTTTGTTACGTTGGTTTTCACCTGCGGTAGCCGCGCGTAAATTTTCAATGCGATCGTTGTCTCGTACTCCGTCAACATGATCTACTTCGTCTGGGATCTCCCCGTGATGCATCAAAAAGATTAGCCGAGACCGCAAATAACCTTTTTTGTTTGCACGCACGTAAAACCGGCCTAAATGAGAATTGAAAGTGCCCGCTTTTGCGCCGGCGGGCGCTCTAGAGTTAGACGTCACTTTCCAGTACAAAGCGCCGTCACGGTACTCAAACAGCCTATGCGCTTCATCATAAGTCATACCGGCACCCCCATCGGTTCACTCATCGGCATCTCAGGCACCTCGCGGGCTGCCATCGGTTGCACCAGATCGCCTGCAATCAGCACGTCGCGCAGCGTCTGCATCACGACTTCCTGCACCTGCTCAGGCTGCATGCCAGCCGCCACGGCCTGCAGACGCTTGGTTTCGGCGTCATACGCCTTAATGTCAGCGTCCGTCTTGGCCTTGAACTCGTCAATCTCCAGTGCGCGGGCTTCCATCGTCTGGTTGACGTTCTGGAGCATCTTGTACATCTGCTCCATTTCCTGCGCCATCGCCTGCATCTGCTGGTTGGCCGCCTGCAGCGCAGGATCTTCGTCCGCATCGCCAATGATCTTCGGATCGATGGTCTTGGCAAACCGCTTGGCCATCTCCTGCGCGCCAGGCCAGTCCATGTTCTTGACAAACAGGTCGCCTGCGATGCCCCACAGTTGCGGGTTGCCTTGCAGAAGCTGCGCCATTGCCTCCAGCGCCTCTTGACGTTTGGTCGCGTAGCCGGGGCCAGTCACCACCACCACGTCGTACTTGCCGACGCTGGGGTTGTAGATCTTGTCGATGACGATGCCCTGCTGGTCAACGATCTTGCGCACCGGCTCAGGCTGCATGGGGTTCATCTTGACCATGCTCGACTCGCCGTCTTCGCCGATGATGCGGGCGATCCGCTCAGTGTCGTAGATCTTGGGGATCAGATCCACCAGTTGACGAGTAACATGACGCACAGCCCGAGCCAGATTATCAACATAGTGGTACGTCCCGGTGTCGCCCTCGCGCTGGCGGGCCAGAATGGCCTTGCCTGAGCGCTCGTTGCCCTCTAGGCCCAGCGAGGCGTTGTACTGGCCTGTGGTGCCCTTGATGTCCTCTGCGGCCCCCATCTTGGCCTGAATCAGGCCCGTCTGGGCCATCGGCGGCATGGCACGCTGCGGCAGGGGCAGCACGCTGCCCGAGCCGTCAGTCACGTCAGGGTTAACTTCAAGGTACGGCCAGTTCTGGGTGTTTGCAGTCTTCCACTGCATCTCATACCCTTCAAACTGACCGCCGTAGCCGATGAACGGCGCCTTCGGAGCCAGCGCCAGCATCTCGGCTTCTTGGCTGGTCCAGTAGTTGTACATCCGCTGGGCGTCCTTGGCGTTGCGCACCAGCCCGGAGACGTACAGCCGACCGTCAACCTCATACTCGTTGCCGACCACCCGCACCACGGGGATGTACTTGCCGGCCCACTCCTGCTCCTCAAGAATCTCGTAGCCGTTGATCTTGCACCACTTGACGCGCTTGCGGTCAGCCTGGCGCGAGCGCAGCGGCTTGCCAAACATCGCCTTGAGTTGCTTGTCCTCAGGTGTGCCGGCAAACGCCGTCTGGTTGCCTGGATACAGGTTCAGCGTGGCGCGGTCGTAATCGACGTAGAAGTACTCGGCGATGCGGATCGTGTTCTCGTTGAGCCATTGGCTCAGCGACTGGTCGCCCACACCCAGGCTCATCAGCGTGTTGGCCGGCGAGGCGTTGGGATACAGCCGGTGGTACTCTTCGCGGGTGATGTCCTCAGTGATGAAGCACCACTTGGCGTCCGAGCCGCACGGGTCTTGGATCAGCGGGTCCATGTAGACCGAGAACGAGTTACGCACTCGTCCGATCTTGATGTCCTGATTGAACGTGTCGTCGTCGCAATACTCGGTGAGCAGGCGGATATAGCCCTCGCCAAACGATACTTGGTTCTCGCAGGCGGTGTCGTAGGCGACGTCAGCGTCGCTGATGTACTCGATGTGCCGCACCACGCCGTCAAAGATCTCCGCGACCTCAACGTCGGCCTTGTCGTCAGCCGGGATCACCTTGCCGCTGGGGCGGTTCTGCCGCTGGTCGTTGGTGACCTGCCGGACGTGCTGCGGCAGCTTGTTGATGGTCAGGCACGGCCTGGCGTTGATCGTCTGCCCCTGCACCGCGCCACGAGTGGCCAGAACGTCCGCTGGCCACTGCCAGTGGTTGTCCGGACTGCCGGCAAAGAACCGCAGGTCGTCAATCTCGTCTTCCCGGCTCTCACTGTAGGCAGAAATGGCCTGATTCAGCCGCTGGCGGGCGGTGGTGAGAACGTCTGCGTCAGACTTGTTCTTGGCGCCGCCGCCGTTGGCCACGGCAGCAGCCGCAGTGATGCCGGTGTAGTCAGCCATGTTACTTCTTGCCCTTTGGCGCGGGTTTTGAGCCTGATTTGGCCTGCGCAGCACGCTGGGTGCTGTACGCGATGGCTACGGCCTGATTTTGGGGCTTTCCAGACGCCATTTCGGCCTTCACGTTCTTGCGAAACGCTGCGGGAGACGCTGATTTGACGAGCGGCATGATTACTTGCCCTTTTTCGCCGTCTTGGCCGACTCTTTGAACGCCTTGGCGGTCGGAGCACCCGTTGTGCCCGGTTTGCGCATCTTTTCGCCGCTGCCAGCAGCGATTCGCTCACGCTTGGCGTGGATATTCGCGTACAAACCCGGTTTTGTAGCCATTACGCCCCCATCCAACTGGCCGACATTTGGCCTCTGTCGCGCATTGTAACGGTGCGGGCGCGTTCGACATACTCGCGGCTGGCCAGCGGATAAGCAAACGTGACCGCCAGCGCGTCTGCGGCGTCAGGAGATGCCAATCCGCGTGCTTTCATGTCCTTCTTCGACTCCAGATAGATCGTGCCGCTGCTGTCGGGCTTGGTCTTGGGGCCTGTCAGGTCCGCTTTGAGCTGCCGGTCGTTGGGCATGGACCCTGACTTGATCCACTCGCGCATCGCGCCCCACATCTCCGCGCGCTTGTTGCCCCACATGACGGTGTTCTTGGCCTTCCAGCCAAAGTTCACCCCGCGCACCTTATACCGCTGCTCGGTCAGCCGGTCAAGTATGCCGTACCCTAGCCCTCCCTCGTCCAGCACCACCAGCGCTGGCTTAAACTCTTCTATCGCCTCAATGACGTGCCCCACCACCGTCATCGTGTCGTCGCCCCGGTAGCGCCGAATGGCCAGCAGGTCGCGCCCCTGCCTGGCCACGATGACTGTGGCGTCCGCGCCGCTGCGCGCCGGGTCCACCCCCAGCACGATAGGCGCGTCGGGGTTCTTGTAGCGTGGCCGGCGCATGGCCTCGTCCACTATGCGCGGGCTGATGAACTGGTCGTCACCCGAGCTTGGGAACTCACCGTAGACCTCAATCCGGGCCTGCGGGCTGTCCTCGCCGTACTCCGCAATGATCTGCTCGTACACCGCCTTGTCGGTGTCCTCCACCGTGCGCGAGTCGATGTTGCGCGTGCGCCAGAAGTCCCGCTTGGCGTTGAAGCACTCGTAGAAGTACCCGCTGTTGCGCCGGGGGTTACTGAACGCCGTCCAGAACCGGTGCGGCGTGTTCTCTGTGAAGAAGCCCTGCGCCACGTCCCAGATCGTGTCCGGTATGCCGCTGGCCTCATCGAACACCAGCAGCACGCCGTCGCTGTTGTGCAGACCGGCGTAGCTGTCCGGGTTTTCCTCCGACCACAGCCGCCCCTCCGCGCCCCAGTACCGCGTGCCCTTGCGCAGATCGCGTTCCACCAGGTCCGTCAGCCATTTGGCCGGCGTCACCCTCGTCGCGCTGATCTCGTACCAGTGGCTGTTGATCAGCATCGCCAACCACTTTGTAATCTCGGCCCAAGTGACGCTACGCAACTGCGCTTCGCTGTTGGCGCTCACGATCACGCTCGCCCCGATGCGTGTCGTGATCATCCACAGCACCAGCCAACTGACCAGCGCCGACTTGCCGATCCCGCGCCCTGACGCCACAGCCATCCGAAACACGCTGAAGTCCACCTTGCCGTTGTTCGACTTGATGTGCTCCTTCATGTCGCGCAGCACCTGCCGCTGCCACGCTCGCGGCCCCTTGTAGTTGGCCAGCGGCGTGTTTGCCTCGCCCCACGGGAACGCAAGCATGACAAACGCCTCTGGGTCGTCCTTGACCGCCGGGCTCCACAGCCTGGCCATCAGGGTCTGCTCGTCTTCAGCGCTGTACTTCGGCTGCTGCATGTGTTGGCGCGGCTATTGACGCCGCCTTCGGTTGGTGTTCGATGACGTCCACGACGTCGCTTGGGATCTGCATGACGCGCTGCTCAGCCTTCTCCAACGCCATGCTGATGCTGATCTGCTGCGCCACGTCCACCTGCACCTGCTGCTTGGCGACCCAGTCGTGCCGGTGCTTAAGCATGTCCATCGCCGCCTTGGAGTCGCCATTACGCGCCGCCGTGTAGACGACGTGGCTCATCTCCCCTTCAGCGTCGGCGTAGCCCTTCTGCACCGCCAACTCGGCTATCGGATCCATCTGACACAGACGCCGGTACTCAATCGGCAACAAGCCTGCGTTCAACGCCAGGTTGTCGCCGCGCAGGCCCAGCTTGGCCGCGTTGTACAGCCTCTGCAGCACAGCCTCGGTCGCCTTGACCTCACGCGCCGTGATTGGGAGTGACTGAAAGCTCATGCCCGTAATGCTACAGGTTGTTGGACAGTTTGCAAGTGTAACGTGGTGTTTTACGGTGTTGTGCTGTAAAAAATTTTGTTTGTGGCCCCTTCGTTTTTGACCGCTCAAGCCGTCGGCCCTCCCCTCCCCCCTCTTGGCGCGCAGCCGTCGCGCCCTGGTCGCGCCTGGTCGCAGCCCGTGGGCAGTCATGGGCAGTGCCCACGGCAATCTGTTTCCATCTGCATCATGGGCAGTTATGGGCGGTGCCCATGCAGGTCGGTGTCATGGCCATATGGCGGGGGCATGGTGGCGCGGGGGATTTGGGGTGCGGGTGCTCGGGGTAGTCATGGGCGGTGCCCACGACATGCTTGCGCCTACACACACATACACACCTATACTGTATATAAACACAGTATACTTTGGCGCCGCTATTCAAGTTTTGTATCCTGCCCATCTATACCCCCACATAGGTAATCCAGCCCCAAAAAAACAACCCACGTTTTCACCCCCACGGGCATAGCCCCCACCCATGTAATCCCCCTACGTTTTGGTCGGATATATGTTCACTGTGTAAGAGAATCCGTTACACTGACTTCGTCAGCAACAAACCAGGAGTCAACAGCATGACCACTAACCGCCTCACCCTCACCAAGTTTCAGCAACGCGAAGTCAATACAGCTCTTGCCCGACTGCCCGTACTCGGTAACGATTACGCTGCGCGCGCCATCAGCGCGCTGTACCGCGCGGCAATGCGCGACACCCAAAAACGCGAACTGTTGTCTATTGCTCTTGCCTACAGTCTGGTGTCATCGCCTGACTGGATTGCCTAACGTCAACCCGGGCGGGGAGCGATCCCCGCCCATCATCGGAGCAAACACCATGCACAAGCCCCTTCCCCTTCGCTACCGTATCGGTCGATTCATGGATCGCAACCCGTTTCAAGTGTTTACCTACCTCTTCGCTATCGCCTTCGGGCTCGCCATCGGCGCGCTGATCGCTGCCGGCATCTAACCCCATCACACATCAGGAGCAGACAACATGAGCCAATTCTTCACTGTCCACGGCAAGCCCTACATCTTGACGGATGGCTACCTATACCGCGCAGCGCCTAACATGCTGCCACGCAAAGACGCGCGCGGCAATCGCTACGCTGAACAAGACGGATGGGCGCCCGAGGGCATCCCTTTGGTGCGCATTACGAACGATTGGGACAACCCCTTGCTTGCCCTTATGCTGAACCATGACACGCCAGCATGCGACATTGCACCCGATGGCGTATGCGAGGCGTTGGAATGCTGCAAAGATAACGGGAGGGCCAGCGTATGAAATTCAGTACCGTGGAGATTAGGGAGCGCGCAGCCGAGCGCGGCGCGTTCGTCGTTTCGTTTAGCGACTTGGAAGGCGACAGACACAACGAGAACTTCGGCCCTCACGGGCTGGGGTTCTACCATTACCCCAGGCGCAAAGGCCGCGCGAAAGCGTTTGAAGAACTGCGCGAGCATATGGTGCGATGCTGCGAAAGCGACTTAAAGGCGCTCACGCGCAAGCTCAACACGCTCAAAGCCCTAACCCTTGCCACTACGGAGGACTGACACCATGTACGGACCCGGTATGCCCTGCCTAGACCCCGATAGGCCCTTGACCCCTTCGGAACTGGACGACGAACGGCGCGAGGGTTATCCCGCTGGCCAATTGGAGCGCCTGCGCGAGTACGCGCAACGCATCGAATTGGCTGAAACGCGCCAGGATTTGGACGCGCTATACGTTGACATCGTGGGGTACAGCCTCCTCGAAGACGAACCCGACGCGACCGAGGAGCACCTGCGCGAGATGTGCGACGGGTTCCTGCGCGAAGAGTGCTATTCGCTCGGCATTCACTGCGATGACGTGTTTAGCCCTTGCGTGACCGATGGCGCGCGCTCCAATGGCCCGTGGAGGCGCGCGTGAGAGTGCTAGTAGCCTGCGAGTACAGCGGCGCCGTGCGGGACGCATTCCGCGCCCGTGGGCATGACGCCCTGTCTTGTGATCTGCTGCCAACTGATGCGCCGGGGCCGCACTACCAAGGCCCGGTGCAAGACATCATCGGGCAGGGCTGGGATTTGATGATCGCTCACCCCCCGTGCACCTATCTCAGCGTGAGCGGGATGCACTGGACCAAGCGAGGCCTACGCGACCCGCAGCTAACGGAAAACGCACTGGCGTTCGTGCGCCTGCTCATGGACGCGCCAGTGCCCCGGATCGCCATTGAAAACCCGATATCGGTCATCAGCACCCGCATACGCAAGCCCGACCAGATCATTACCCCGTCGCAGTTTGGGCACGACGCCAGCAAAAAAACTTGTCTTTGGTTGAAGGGGTTGCCCTTGCTGAGGCCTACTCAGATAGTCGAGCCGCGCATCGTCAACGGGCGCAAACGCTGGGGCAACCAGACCGATAGCGGCCAAAACCGCCTGAGTCCCAGCCCGGACCGTTGGAAACTGCGTAGCGCCACGTTCGCGGGCATCGCCCAAGCAATGGCCGACCAATGGGGGCGCGCATGATCTGGGCCATCCTCGCCGCAGCGCTCGCCGCTTGCGTCATCATCGCGCTAGACCTATGATCTAAGCGTTTCTCCGCGTCTCCCTGATCGCCCGCGAGGGCGTTAAAAAACCGCCCTAGGGCGGTTTCTTTTTGGCTGACGCACCCGTACCCCTACTAGCCCCCCTTCACAAGCGCCAGCGGCCCGGTAACGGCTGCGCGCGCTTCTATCGCGTCACGGGCATCGGCCTTATTGCCGCGCCAGTCGGGCGAGACGAAGATGTGTTTCTTCGTCTTGAAGTTTTTGCTATGGCACATGCCCAGGTCCGACCAGCCCGCGTCCGTTAGGGCGTGGATCAGGGACGCAGGGAAGATCCGCGCGCCAGCGGGCGCTTGGCCCTGCAGGCGGTCGGCAAATGCGCCCCACGGGCCGCCTACGATGCCAGGTGCAAACTCCCCGCGCCCGTCGCGGATCATCTCAATCAGCCAGGACTCCGCGAGCGGGCGGGCCGCGCTCAACATCGCTTCCTTCGCGTCGGTCCACATCGGGGCCGCGCCAAAATCGAAGGCGCTCACATCACGCGCATGCAACCAGCCCGCGACGGCCTCAAAGCCACCGGACCCCAACCAGTCCCAGAATTCTTTAGCGCGCTCCATGCGGGACGCATGGGTCCACGTCACAAACCAACGGCGGTCCTCGGTCGACAGGGCGATAGCGCCGCGCTCATTCGTGAACGCGACGACTTGGGCCCTATTCGGCACCATGTAGGGGTGCATCCCCTTGCGCTCGACTACCAGCAGCTCCGGGGGCGCTGCGATGATCGACTTGAGGCGGTTTTCGAGCGCCCGACGGTCCGACGCATCCGACTGGCGTAGCTCATTGATGACGATGACCTCGGCCTCAAGATGATAGCCCCACTGGGTCTGCAGGCGGTCGTTTTCGAGGAGCGCGACGTTATGGCGCGCCGGGCCGCCGATGGCCCAAAAGAAGGGCGCCCACATCGTATCCTTACCCGCGCCAGCGGTCCCGCCGTGAAGGATCGCGTGGTTGACCTTGATGCGTGGGTTTTGGACCTTGAAGGCCATCACGTCCAGCACATGCGCGCGCTCTGCCGCGTCGGGGATCATGCGCTCGACGTGCGCCAGCCACAATGAAACGTCACCGCCACCGGCCACGGTCGGGCGGGCGTTACGCCAGCGGTTGGCGTAGATATTGCCGTCACGGGTGCATAGCGTGGTCTCGCCAGCGGCGTAGGTGACGCCCGCTAAGACCTTGGCGTTCATATCCTGCCGGTGTTCGTCAAAACTTATCGACGCCTCGACGGTCCGGGGCTTACCGGCAGCGGTCGGGTGGATGCTGATGCAGCGAATGTGGCGAAAAAGCGCGTTGAAGCCGTTACGGCTGACCTCGGTCAACTCCTGCAAGTCGAAGTAACTGTCCTCGGGCAGGATGTAGGCAAACCGGCTGAACCAACCCTTCATCTCCGTGCGCCCGGCCTCCTTGCGCTCCACCTCAGCGATCAGGCGCTGCGCCTCGTCGGTAGCACCTGGCGGGGGCGGGGGCAGCGAGCCGGCCAGGCGCGTCTGCAGCAGCTCCTCACGCAGGCCAGGCGCATGCGACGGCCCGCCCTGATCGGCGACCCAGCGCAAGAAGGTGACGCTGTTGAGGTCAATACAGTGCGAGTGCAGGCAGCAGTACGCCCGCGAGGCGGGCATGTAACGGCCCTCGGGGTTCCCGTCGGTGTGCTGGTCGGCCTGCGGGCACATCACGCCCATCCAGCCCTCGGCGTTGGGCCTACTCAACACCAGCCCCTGCTCCGATAGCCAGGCGGCCACATCGTCACCGCCGTCGTCCGCGAGGCGGATTGAGCGGGGGCCAGCGCTCTCAGGCGCGCCGGGGACCACGCCAAGAGCGTCGCAGATCTCATCCAGCGTGTACTCTCGGGCGCGCTCCCACTCCACCAAGCGCGATGTGAACGCCTCACGGCCCGGTTTGAAGTTGACGCTGCCGGGGATGCGGAAGTTTCTGACCGGGTTGACCGCGCCGGGGTCCGTGTAGCCCGCGTCCGCCACGGCGCGGATGGCCGCAGCGAACTCCGCCTTCGTCGGCTGCTCGCTGAAGGCGTAGCCCCACTGGAAGTTGCCCGCTGACGTCTCCATGACCCACGTCGGAGGCAGCGGGGGCGTTTTGCTCTTGGTGCCGATGTCGTCCAGCACCATGACCAGCACGTACTCGCAGTTGGCGGCGCTGGCGCTCGGGCGGCCATCGGCGAACCGCTCACGCATGAACGACGCTGTATTGCCGTACCACGCCTCGCCTGCGATGTTGCCGTGCCGGGGGTGGAACGCCGGCCAGGTGGCCTTGATGGCGCCGTCGGCGTGGTACTCAATCGGCTCGCGGGGCTTCTGCCTCACGATCAGCGCCGTCTCGCCCTCCGGGGCCAGCGAGGCCAGCCATTGTACGAATTCCCTGCTTACGGTATCATCGGATCTTCTCACGTCGCATCTCCTTGAAGAAACGCCCGCCAGGCCGTCACCTGCGCGGGCGTTGTTGTTTACAGCGAACAAACTCGGCAGGCGGCGCTCTTCTTATACTCGCGCAGCTTGCGGCCACTGGCGAACTCCTTGCCCAGCGACTCAAGGTCAGCGGGCCAAGTGTCACGGCCAGGGCTGCGGAACGTGGCGCCAATTTCCCTCTCAAGCTCCACGCCCCGGTCCCAGATCATCGGGTAATTGTCGTGAAGATCACGCCACTCGCCCAGCCGTTGATAGGGGCACAAGGCGCAATCGGTGCGCTTGGGGATGCACACGCCGCGCTGGTCAAGGTAGGCCCACACGTCGGCCTCTTTCCATCCCCACTCGCGCATGGGGAACCGCACGGTCAGGTCTTCACCGTACAAGCCCTTGCGCTCCTCCTCGTCGGCGCGCAAACCGACGTACAGAACGGACCCGGCAGGCAGCGCGCTCATGTACTCAATGGTCGGCTCGATCTTCAGCACGCGAGTACACCAGCGCGCAAACACGCTAGGCAGCATGTTCATCTGCTTGATGGTGCCTTCCAAGTCCTTGCTGTAGCGCACGCGCTGGATCGGCTTGCCCAGCATCTGCTCCAGCCGGTCCCAGTGCGCTTTCATCTCGGGCAACTCGTTGCCTGTTTCGTTACAGATGTACTCGTAATCGCGCGGCTCAATCTCGGCCAAACGCAACGCAAGCGCTGTCGAGTCTTTCCCGCCAGATAGTCCAATGATGTGCTTCATTTCCCGTACCTCCTCATTGTTTGTGCCTCGATGGCCAGCGGCAGCCCCTGCGCCCACACCGGGGCCGTGGCCATCACGTCCTGCATCAGCGCCAGCACGTCGTCGGGGCGGTCGGTCTCCACCACCACCTCGTCATGGACGTGCATCACCGCGCCGTGCGGCTCCAGATGCCGCAGCGAATGGCGCAGGATGTCGTTGGCAACCGCCTGCGTGATGTTCTCGCATGCGAGCCCACGCCACAGCCGGGCGCGGGGCCATTCTTTGGCGTCCGCTGCGGGCTTCCATGAGGCTTTGGCGTAACTCACGCCGTCGGCCTCCAGCCGCGCGAACGGGTAGCACAGAACGCGGCCCGACGGCAGCGCGTACCAGAGGTGTTGGTCATCGTAGAGGTAGGTGGTGCGCCCAGCCGAGAACTCCCGGTTGGGGTGGCGCATCGCCGACGTATACGCCGACTCCAGCGCCTGCCCGTGCAGCATAGCCCAAGGATTCGCCCTGCGCCAGCCGTTGACCATGCGCGTTGCGTCGGCCTCGCTCACATGCACGCCGTAGATGCGCCCGAACGTGGCGAACGCACCAGGCCCGCCGAGGAAGCCCAGCGCCAGCTCCTGCACCTTGCCGATCTGACGCTGGTCCTTGGTGATTTCGGCGTACGGCACGCTGAAGGTTGCGCTGGCGTTGACCTTGTACGGGTCCAACTTGGATCGGAACACGTCCAGCTTGGCCTCGCCTGCAGCGCAGTCGCTCAGCCACGGGTGCACGCGGCCTTCGATGGCGCTCCAGTCCGCGACGACAAAGACCTTACCCGGTGACGGTATCAGCGCCGGGCGCAGCATGGATTTCAGGACGTCGGTCACTCGCTTGCCGAACTCAGGCGCAATCGAGCCGCCGCCTGCCATCGCCTGTCCGACAGACTCGGGGTCATCGGCGCACATGCGCGGAAAGTTGTGCGCCTGCAGGCCATAGCTCGACGCGCGGCCCGTGGCAGAGCCACCACAGAACACGAACGCCCCACGCACCCGGTGATCCTCGTCGTCCGCCAGCGCGGCCATGCGGCCGAACTTGGCTGCGCTGCTGGCCCACAGGTCGTCCGCTGCTTGGATGACCTCGGCCACATCGGGGGGCACGTCTTCATGGTGTTCTTCGGCTAAAGTCAGCAACGCGGCACGAACAGTTTTGTCGATGGACTGCTTTTCTTCGCCGTCTTTGTGCTGCACCATCAACTTGCGCGCCTCGGGGCCGAGACGCTCCCAGACCCACTCGCGCATGCGAGGTGAGCGCACACTGCGGATGGCCCCACCGGTCACTTCGACCACGCGGCGCTGGATCTCCTCAAGCTCCACGGCGGCGTAACGCTGCGCGGCCAAGGCCAGCGGCACATCTACCCGCACGCCACGGTCGTTGATGCGCTCGTTGGTGTGGTAGTCGGCCAGCTCTTCATCGGTCAACTGCCGCATGGCCTTGCTGACGGCCCGCATGGCGCGCACGTCCTGCGCGCAGTAGTCAAACAGGTCGGCCAGGTCTTGGGGCGTGTGCTTAAAGGGCGGGATGCAGCATTTGCGCACCAACTGCGCGCCCCGGTGGTCTTTCTTCATGTCCGCGCCAGCAAAGCGCCCCACATCCTCCAGCGAGCCAGGCGCGCAGTTGGCGCGGGCCTGCGTGGCGGTGCAATAGAACTGCTCCAGCGCGGGCTCAGGCGCGCCGTGGTCGGGGCAGAGCACGTACCAGAAGACGAGGCGCTCGAACGCTGCGTTGTGGGCGCGGATCTGTACACCAGAAAGAATTGCCGTCGAAACTTTCTGTGGAAACGGCTGGTCTGGTGTCCAGACCTGCACGTCCTCGTCGTCATGTGCATACGCCATGCACAGGACTTGTGTGGATGGATGTTGCGCATAGTTGTAGACGCCCCGAGCGGGCAAGTCGCACTCGGAGCGCGTCTCAAAGTCAATCCAGAGAGGCATAAACAAAAAGCCGGGGCCTTTCGGCCCCGGCCCCCTCTCTTGGTTAGGCCACGCGACGGCGACGGGTCGGTGCCGGCTCAACCGGCTCGGCCTGCGGCTCGTCGGCTTGCGCCTCGGGGCCGTTCATGCCGACCCACTCCACCACGTCGAACACTGGCGTGTAGATGCGCCCGTACGACTTGTGCTGGTAGTGGTCCTTGCCCAGCGTGACAACGGCAACGATCTTGGTCGAATCTTTGTCGGCCTGCTCAGCCACAGCCAGGGCCAACTCCTGCACGCTGCGCTTGCCGCCGACGCTGGTGGCCGTGTAGCGCGCCTCCATGCCGGCGTCTTCACCGGAGAGGCACTTCAGGCTGAACCCGATCTGCATCTCCCAGCCCTTGGACGCGCCGGGTGGTGCGGCTTCGACCTCGGGCAGCGGCTCGGTCATGGCCGCCATCTTCTCGCCAAGAACCTGACCGTCGCCCCACGCGATGTAGCCGTGAACGAAGCTGTACGGATTCACGGCCCACTTCGACCCCGGCTCCACTTCGTCTTGGTCTGC